AAGCCATGACTCCACACAGGAATATTGCTACTCCTAGTATCAAGTCAGTCTTGCCACTCTCAAGTTCACTAAGTGTATACACTAGTGAGATTGACCATATTGATCCTAAGATCAGATGTTTGATTATGTTGATTAAGAGTTCCATGAGTAGTCCTTAGAATGGAATGTCCATTGTTAACTCGCCATTCACATTGACTTCATCAAAGCTCTGTGTAGGACGACCATATGGATCTGAACCAGTCTTAGACCAGCTAACAATACGAATGAACATATCAAGCCCTTTAAGACCTTCACGTACAATCTCAACTGGTATACCCTTGTAAGTATCACCTGGAAACTCACATGAGTAGTAGTGTAACGATTGTAGGTGAACAAGATCATCTTCACGAAGGATAGTGTCTTTAGGTTGTGTCATAGTAATCTCCTTGAGTTATGACAAATACAGCAAGAGCGCTGTCCATAGCCCGAAGGCTACAGACAAATTACTTAAGCAAAGTAACTGTCAGCTTGTGCTTGTGTCCACATCTCTTCACCATGTACTCCAACACCCAACAAACAGTATTTTTCACCATCGTGGTAAACACCAACAATGCGAGCTTCAGGATCACGCACACGCTTAACTGTAGCTACTTCGTCCAACTTAGCACGAAGCATTGCACCCAAAGCACCAGGATTAGTAGGTGCAACAGGCTCTACAACTGGAGCTAACACAGTCTCCAATAGCGCCTCTATAGCGTTACGACGAGCACCCTCAGGACCAAAGTCAAACTCAGCCACAAACACCGAGTCTTCGTACGGACGGTCTTCAAAAGCAAGAGACCGAACAGCAGGCCACACAGCAGCCACAGCAGGCGGCAAGTCAAAGGACAGGTACGCGGTACCCGAGCCGTACGAACACACACAGACCTCGACAGCACCGTCCACAGCAACACCAGACAAGAACCGAAGAGCAGCACCGAAAGACGAGCTGAACGAACAGACAGACACAGAGAAAGAACGGATGAAGAAGAAGTTCTTGTTACCCGATTTAAGCTGGATGATGATCAACTGTATTGGCGAAGGCTCAAGATCGCGGAAGGTGGTCTAGATAAGTTTAAACAAGAGTACCCCGCGACTCCTGAAGAAGCATTTATTGTTTCAGGATCCAGTGTATTTAACATAGAGAAGCTCTCAGCTTTAATTCCTCAACCCATCCTAGCTCAAAGAGAATTTAACTTTGAGAGTCAGATGATGGAGGATGTGAGGAATGGTTCTATAGAGATATTTAAGTATCCTACTTTTGAGGATGCTTTTGCTGTAGGTGCTGACGTAAGTCTAGGGGTAGGTAAAGATCATTCTGCAGCTATTGTTATAAATAGAAATAAAGAAGTATGTGCTGTATACAGGAACAACCATATTGACCCCTCTAAGTTTGGGGATCTGTTGTTTTACTTAGGCAGATACTACAACAATGCTCTCTTAGCGGTAGAGTCAAACTCGATGGGTATAGCTACGTTGAATAGACTAACTCAAATGGGTTATGTTAACATGTACTATCAAACCAAGATGGCTAATGTATCTAAGGAAGAAGGTAGTCGTATAGGCTGGAGAACAACAACGTCCTCTAAGCCAGCTATTATTGGATTCTTAAAGAACGCTATCGAGCAAGAAGAAATATGGATACCCTCAAGGATAGTTATTGGGGAACTAATGAACTATATAGCGGATGACTCAGGTCGTACTAATGCTATTGTAGGTCATAATGATGATACAGTTATTGCACTAGCCATTGCTCTTGAGGCCATAAGGACTCATGGGGATAAACTAACAACTAACAACGTACCTTTCACACAGAAGATAGGTTCATTTCAACAGGATAACACAACATGGCTGTAGAAAAAGATTCAAGATTAAAGAGGGCTGGGGTGTCTGGTTTTAATAAACCTAAACGAACTCCCAGTCACCCTACTAAGAGTCACATTGTTGTGGCTAAGAGTGGGGATACTGTTAAGACTATTCGCTTTGGACAACAAGGGACTCAAGGTAGTCCTGACGGGTCAAAGCGGAATGAAGCATTTAAAGCAAGACATGCGTCTAATATTGCCAAGGGACCTTTGTCTGCGGCATACTGGGCTAACAAAGTTAAGTGGTAAGTGGTTAACCAGACATTCAAGGATGCGAAAAGTAGGCTTAAAAGCTTCTAGAAATTTTTCTGGTTTCTGTCTATAGTACTTAGTAGCCAAATTGACACTTCACTACATATAGGAATACAATGGCAATAGATTTAAAATTAACGGCAGAAGAAAAGAAACAGATGAGTTCTTTTGTCAAACCAACACCACAAGGTAAACTCATTAACCCAAAAGAAAAGGTTAAAGAGTTTCAGGATAACGTGAACTTGGCTATTCGTAGTCAACCACAAAAGTAAAGAATATCCCTTGTGTCCTATCCGTTGGCTACTCATGGCAGGGATGATAGTAGTAGCACTTATACTAGGTCATTGTAGACCTTTTGATTGATTGAATGTACAACCCAAGAAAGGTTTACAATGAGCGATAAACAACCTATCCCGCACTTCCAGCCTGATAGATATAAAGAGCCAGTAGGAGATAATGAACTATTGGCCATGATTGAACAGGGTATTACGAACTCTGTAGGTGACTTCCTGAATAGTAGCGACCTTGCTCGTGAACGTCAGAAAGCTACCTACGAGTATGGTATGATGCCACTGTTCCACTTGGTTCCACAGGGTGTTTCTCAGATTGTCTCTTCAGACACTGTAGAAGCTATTGAAGGTTACACAGCTATCCTAGCTGAACTGATGTTTAACAACAACAGGCTAGCCCGATTTATTCCCGCTGGATCCTCTCCTAAAGACTTTCATGAGGCAAAGGTAGCCTCAGACCTAGTTAACTATGCTATATTTAAGCAGAATAACGGATGGGAAATCCTTAATACTTGGGTCAAGTCAGCTCTCCTATGGAAGAATAGTATTGTTCGATGGGAGTTTATTGAAGATTTTGACTATACTTTTGAAGAGTATGATGAGATTGAACAGGCTAACCTAGACCTTGTGTTAGCTGAAGAAGACATTGAAGTCTTAGGTGAACTCAAGTATAGACAAGAGTTAGACACAGATGAACAGGGTAACTCCTTCTACAAGACAATCTATGAGAATGTACGTCTACGTAGAAAGAAAAATAAGACCCGTATTAACATTAAGAATGTACACCCAGAATGTTTCCGTATTACACGAGACGCACATAGTCTAGATGACGCTTCATTTGTGGGTATTCAGATTGACATGACTCGATCTGAGATCAGAAAGTTTTTCCCTGATATAGCAGAGAACATTGACTGGGATACGATTGGCGATGGTTCGTATGATTGGGCAACCAAGTATACAGAAGAACAAGCTGCTCGTAAGCGTCTTGTCGGTGAAGAGTACTGGCTAGGGGGAAATTCACGGGAGCTATTCCCGTCAGAGGCTAACAGACAGATCACAGTTATTGAATGTTGGTTACGTGTAGATAGAGACGGAGATGGTCTGGCTGAGATGAAGCACTTCATTATTGCTGGCTCAACTATTCTCTTAGAAGAAGACTGTGACTCAGTACCCTTAGCGACTCTTTGTCCCTTTGAAGTACCACACGAGTTCTTTGGTTTGTCAGTTGCGGATATGATTCGTCCAGCCACACTAGCTACTACAGCTATTCTACGTGGCTTTGTTGAGAACGTATATCTCACGAACTATTCTCCTAAACTAGCTGACCCTAATGTAGTAGACTTTAGTGCGCTTCAGAACATGAAGCCTAAACAGATCATTGCTACTAACGGTTCACCAATGAATGCGGTGTCTCCTTTAGCTCCTGACACTATCAGTACAGGTACAGTACCTCTACTTGAAATATTGCAGACTCATAAAGAGCAAGCAACAGGTATGTCTAAGGCTGCTCAAGGTCTTAATGATACTCTTTATGTATCAGGTAACAGTGAAGAGAAGCTAGCTAAAGCAATGTCTGCAGCACAAGTGCGTATCCAGTACATGGCACGTAGGTTTGCTGAGACAGGATTTAAGCGTTTAACTGAAGGTATCTATAAGACTCTTCGTGATAAGATGCGTGGTAAAACCATGCACTACTACGATCAGAACGATATCTTTAAGTCTACTGATCCAGGTACTCTACCCTCAAACCTTTTGTTATACATTGACGTTGATGTGGGTGAAAACTCAAATCAGAATACCGTCAAGAAGATGGCAATGGTTGGTCAGCAATTAATTCCTGCTCTACAAGCTGCAGGAGCGGGTGGTGCTGTGAACCCAGAGGCAGCAGTACGTATTGCATGTAAGACTCTTGAGGCTCTAGACTTAGACCCATTAGACTTCCTTGTTGACTACACTGATCCTAAGTTTAAAGAGAAAGCCTTGGCTGATCGTAATGCACAAACTCAGGCTCAAGAGAAACAGAAACAAATGGAAGAACAAGCTAAGATGCTTGATCTAGGCCAACGTCAGGCAACCTTAGACCTTACTAACGTACAGACTAAGAACGCACTACAAGATAATACTAAACAACTTATGGTTGCTCTCGATAAATCATATCAAGAGTGGGGCAAGATTTATATTCAAGCCGCTAAAGAAGGTGTACAACCTCCTCCACAACCAGACATTAAACAACTCTTGTCACTAGCCAAAGGATTTATTGATGGTGACATTCATGCAGACGCTTCTCGCCCACAAGGTGGAGCGCCAATGCCGCAAGTAAACGGCCCCGCTGCTGAAATGGGTGAAACAGTTTAACAATCAGGAGCTTACTCTACGGAGTAAGTTCTCTTAATACACAGAAAATATGGACAAATACAAAGAAGGCTTTCAGAAGAGAGTAAAGCCAACAATGAACCACGATACTGGAGAATATAAGGTAGAACCATTTAGGGATGCTCAGGTAGCCCTAATGAAAAGCCAATTCACAGTACGTGAACGCGAACAGTTCTTTAATGAAGCGTATGCCGAGATCCTTGCTGATCTCTTTACAACTTGGTTAAAGACAGAACCTCATTGTTCTAAAGAACGTGAATTCCTATACCATACAGCTATGGCATTAGGAAGCGTAAAAGAAAAGCTGGTAGGTATCGAACAATACGGTACTAACATGCAATTTATCAACAAGCAAAAACAATCCCAAGAAGAGGGTAATGAAACAAATGAGTAACTACGATAAAGCACAGGAAGTACTAATTCGATCACGAGAAGAAGTATTAAGAGAACTTGTACGAGCGGGAGAGAGTGGAGGAACAGGTCTGGCACAACGCTATGCACCTATCTTTTCTAACCTACAAAACGCTATTGAAGCAATCGATCGTATAAAGACCAGTAAAGGGGAAACTAATGAAGTACCATTTGCTGAAAAGATGAAAGCTGCTAAAGCAGCAAAGAAAGCAGCTCTAGTAGCGGCTTAAACGGACACAAAGGAAATAATATATGGATTTACCACATCTCTCTACCAACACCCCTGCCTCACAAGTGAGCAGTCAGGGTTTTGATGACGGAAGTGTAAGTGCAGATTTGGAAGTTAAGAGTCTTGATGACATTCTAAAGAATAGTCCAGCAGCTAAACTGCTTGGATTAAAGGAAGAATCTCTACCAACAGAAGACAACAGCGTCCCAAATCCAGATGAATCATCGGAAGAAGAAGAACAAGCCCCAGAGAACGATGATGATTCTGAAACTGACCTAGATGAAGAGAAGGATTCAAAAGAATCTGAAGAAGAGAATACTGATGAGGATGATGCGTCTACCCAAAACTCAGAGCTACCAACTGAAGAAGATATTGATTGGGAATACCAAGTACCTGTAACCGTTGACGGTAAAACAGAGTACGTATCCCTAGAGGAGATCCGCAAGGGTTACTCTACTGACAAACATTTATCTCAAAAAGGGCGTGAACTAGGCGAACTGAAGAAACAAATCGAACAGGAACGCAGTGAGAAACTACAAGAGATAGTTACATTAGGCACAGTCATTAACCAAGAGTTAACTGACGCTGAATCTAAACTATCTGCTGAGTATCATAAAATCAAAGGCGAAATTGATACAGCCCGAGAAGAAGGTGATACTTATACAGCTCGAGAACTAAAAGAAAAACTAGAAGAGACTCAAGAGAAATATTGGGCAGCACGTAATAAACGTGAAGCTAATGTAGCTAAAGTCTCTGAACAATTAAAAGCACAACAAGCGGAACAGCAACAAGCGTTACTGAAAGCATATGAGGATAACATCACAAATGTTATTCCTGACTATTCAGAGAAAGTTGCTAAATCAATCCGTGATTTTGCTATTAAAGAAGGTTTACCTGAAGACATTTTAGACGTCATTTATGACACTAATATTGTTAAGTTTATCGATGACTATCGTAGACTCAAAAATGCTAAAGATACTGGTGAAGTAAAACGTAAGGCAGCTCCAAAAGTGAAGTCAGTCCCCTCTAAGAAGGGTGTACCTCAATCACAAAAGGAACGTCAAGACGTAACTAATAACCGAACTAAAGTATTATCTGGTCAAGGATCCACACAGGATCAACTAGATTTCCTGAAACGAATTTCCTCAGTGAGCAAGAAACTATAATTTCAAATCTCACTATTAAGGATTTTTAAAATGGCAATTCAAACATTTGCAACAGGCGGTCCTAAAGCCGCAGCCCGTAGCTCATCTGCTACTGGTAATGCAGTCAACGCGGGTGAACGCGAAGACTTGGCAAACTTCATCTCGATGATCTCTCGTGATGAAACACCTTTCATGTCGTCTATCGGCAAAACAAAAGCTACAGCAGTTTTCCATGAGTGGCAAACTGACGAGTTGGCTGCTCCTGCATCTACACCAGTAGCTGAAGGTATCTCTTACGCTACTCAAGCTGCAGCTCAAGCTACAGAACCATATCGTACTCGTTTGGGTAACTATACACAGATTAACAGCAAGTCTGTTACTGTGACTGGTACTAAGCGTGCTGTTGATCAAGCTGGCGTCGCTGACGAATATGCTTATCAGCTTAAGAAGCGTGGTACTGAACTGCGTCGTGACGTTGAGTTCGACTTGGTTAACAGCTGGAACAGCTCTAACGGTTCTGGTACACGTACCTTTGGTGGTTATCAAGCATGGGTGAACTACACTGCTGCTACAACTACTCCAGCTACTGCACTGAACGTGTTGACTACTGCTGGCGAGTATACTGCACCTACTAATCCAGGCGGTGGTATTGCTGGTACGTTTGCTACCGTTACTGGTGCTGACAAGAACAGTTTGCAACTGTCACACGTTGACACTGTTATGCAAGCTATCTATGAGAACGGTGGTAAAGCTACTAAACTCATGTTGTCTCCTGCTAACCGTCGTGTGTTCTCTGCTAAGGCTCAGTCTGCTGGCTCTAGCTCAAGCAATGCTGGTGATGGTAACGTCCGTCGTAACATTGACGCTGATGGAAAACTCCGTCAGTCAGTTGAGATCTACATGAGTGACTTCGGTGACATCATGGTTGTTCCTAACTATGTTATGGGCATTTCTAACACAGCAGTGTCTGGCTTGAATGATACAGCTAACTTCTCTGCTTTCTTGTATGACCCAATGTGGTTCAGCTACGCTTCTTTGCGTCCCTTGCAAGAAGTTGACCTCGGTCAGCTTGGTGACTCTATCATCGGTCAGATCGTTGAAGAAGGTACTTTGGAGTGTCGTAACCCCAAAGGTGCTGGCTTGATTTTCGGTTTGTCTGGCGCTTAACAACCAGTAAAAGGGAGAGGAGAAATCCTTTCCCTTTTTATTTCACAAGGAATATACATGGAATTTCTAAGAATTACTGCAACAGACGGTACTCGCCAATATATCCCTGACAATTATGTTGTTAACATTGCTACCACAGCTGATAGTTTAGATGCGGGTTCTAACTACCGCGCTCCAAACGTAGTTCGTGGTCGTATTAGTCAGGTTAAATATTATGATGGTGCAAACACTACTGCTGGTGCGCTAGTAGTAACAGCTGTCAGCGCATATGCGTCTGGTGGTATATTATATGAATATGGTTGCTTTACAAATGACGGTGCTTTTGCCGCAGCTTTAAAGAACTAAATTTAAAGGGACACAATGGGGTTTTTATCACAAGAAGGAAATACAAATAGTTTCGTAGTTAAGACTGACGACAAAGATTTCCAACTAGAACAAAACGTAGCGGCATATAAAGATTATGCAGCACAACAACGTGAGCTTGATTCAATCTCTGCTAATGGCAGAACATATCGCTCATTCGCTATTATACCTGATATCGTTGCTATCGATATCTTAACAAAGCATGGATTAGATGTACATTCACCTGACTTTATGGGTGACCCTATCAATCTAAGAAAATTAAAACAAGTCATTGATTCGGATTATCCATTGCTAAAGACAAGTAATATTCGAGCCTTATAAGGAGAACTAAATATGGCAACACCTCGCTTCGATGCTATCGTCGCTAAAGTAAGAGACTGGTCTAATAAACCAGAAGTACAAACTATTCCCAATAGCGTCATTGAGGATTGCCTATCTTACTCTGCTGATGAATGCTATCGTCAATTAAGAATTCCTCCACTAGAGGCAGTACTAGAATACACAGTTACTGCGGATGATAATATAGGCGAAAATAGTTTAGGGTTACCTTATGGTAATGCTTATACTTCATTCTATATACCTGAAGACTTAACTCAGTTTATCTTTTTAAGAACTATTGCTCAAGAAAATACAGGTACATCATACTCAACATATCCTTCTAACGTAAGTAAAGTGTTTAATGAAATCACTGACAAGCGTACCTTCTTTGACCTTTATGGTGAGAAGTATTCAGTATATAATTGGATGTGGATGGATAATAAAATATATGTTCACCCACAGTTAGCTGTAGGTGCTCAACTTCAGATTCACTACTATCGTAGGTTACCAGCATTAAACGCTCTATATAGCGTAATACCTGTTAACTATGTTATTGGTTTGTCTGATGCTAATCAACCTTACCTCACACTAGTAGTGTCAGGTGGAACTAACCTATACTTCTCTACTGCATCAAGTGTAACAAAATGTTTTGCTACATACGCAGAAGCTGCAGCATATAATGCAACAGTAACAACTAAGATGTACACTGGTAATGAAGTGTCTAACTGGTTAAGAGATAACAATGAACGTCTTGTACTATGGGGTGCGCTTAAAGAATTAGGTGCATACCTCTTTGATCAAACAATGGAACAACGCTATGAAAAGCGCTTTGCTGAAACAATATTCTCTTTAAATAAAGAAGAGAAAATGCGTCGAGCACTTGGTGGTAACGTACAAATTAACTTTACTACTGCTGGCACTATTTAAGGGGATATAATGGCATATACACAAACCCCAGGAATGACTGGGAGTATCGCAGCTGGAGGTGAATACGACAATTTAGATACTGTTGACTCGGTAAACTATTCTAGTCTTTCTGCTGAGTCTGCGGCTGCTGCAGCTCTTAGTGCGGCTGCTGCTTTAGCATCTCAAACTGCTGCTGCTGCAAGTGCTACAAGTGCTTCTAATAGTGCTACAAGTGCTTCTACCAGTGCATCTAATGCATCAACATCAGCAACATCTGCTGCAAGTAGTGCAACATCAGCTACAGCATCTGCTTCAACAGCAACAACTCAAGCTGGAATAGCCACAACACAAGCTACTAACGCTTCTGCTAGTGCTTCAGCTGCATCAACATCCGCAACTAATGCGGCATCAAGTGCTTCAGCTGCATCAACATCTGAGACTAATGCTTCTGCTAGTGCTTCAGCGGCTTCTACTTCAGCAACGTCTGCAAGTAACTCTGCCACAACAGCAACAACTCAAGCGGGTATAGCCACTACACAAGCTACTAATGCGGCAACTTCGGCTACGTCTGCTGGAACAAGTGCTTCAACTGCTACTACTCAAGCTGGAATAGCTACTACTCAAGCAGGGATAGCCACAACACAAGCTACAACCGCTACAACACAAGCTGGGATAGCTACTACTCAAGCAGGTATTGCAACTACACAAGCTACAAATGCTCTAGCATCTGCAAACTCTGCAACATCCTCTGCTTCAGCTGCAGAAGCTGCTCGAGATCAAGCATTAGCTGCTTTTGATAACTTTGATGATAAGTATCTTGGTGAAAAGACATCAGATCCTACAGTAGATAATGATGGTAATCCATTACAGGTAGGCGCTCTATACTTCAACTCAGTTGATGATGTAATGAAGGTGTATACTGGGTCTCTATGGGTGGCCGCTTATGTTGCAGGCACAGGATTCTTAGCAGTAGCTAACAACTTATCTGACTTACAAAGTGCTTCTATTGCAAGAACTAATTTAGGCTTAGGCACAGCAGCTACAACAAACAGTACAGATTATGCTACAGCAGCTCAAGGCGCTACTGCCGATACAGCTTATGCTGATAGATTAAAATGGGATGGTGGATCTACTGGTTTAACAGCAGCCACTGGTAGAACTTCTTTAGGTCTTGGTACTGCTGCAACTACTGACAGCACAGCGTATGCTACAGCTGCTCAAGGAACTAAAGCAGATACAGCAATACAAACTATTGCGTCTGCTGATGGAAGTATTGTTGTAAGCACAGTAGGTACAGCTATTGATTTAGCTGTTTCACAAACCTCTCCTGCATCTATACTAGTTGAACAAGTAAGAAATACTACTGGTGCAACCCTTACTAAGGGTACAGCAGTTTATATTTCTGGTGCTACAGGTCAAATCCCTACTGTATCTAAAGCATTAGCTACAAGTGATGCTACATCAGCACAAACTCTAGGTTTAATAACCAGTGATTTAGCTAACAACGCTAATGGTTATGTTACTATTGTTGGTTTAGTTTCTAACGTTAACACATCAGCATATACTGATGGAGCACAACTTTACTTAAGTCCAACAACAGCAGGAACTTTAACAGCAACTAAGCCTTATGCCCCTCAGCATCTTGTTTACATGGCTGTTGTTGCTCACGCTCATCCTACCCAAGGTAAACTACTTGTTAAAGTTCAAAACGGATATGAGCTTGATGAGATTCACGATGTATCTGCACAAACTCCTACAACAGGTCAAACTCTTGTATATAATAGTGCAACATCATTGTGGGAAAATAATACAGTATCGTTAACTGCGGGTGTTAATGGAACACTGCCTGTAGCAAATGGTGGTACAGGAAAAACTACTGCTAATGCTGCAATGGCTAACTTAATGGGGTTTACCTCAACTGTTACAGCCGCAGGTACAACAACATTAACTAACACTAGTAGTTATTACCAATTATTTACTGGTTCAACAACACAAACAGTAGTTCTTCCAGTTACATCTACTTTGCAAACTGGGTGGACATTCCATATTTGCAATAACTCAACTGCATATATAGCTATTCAATCATCTGGCTTAAATAATGTTATATCAGTAGTTCCTGCTGGCACAACTGTAATGTGTACTTGTATTGGTACAACACTGACTACAGCCGCAGATTGGGAAGCGGGATTTACAGACTTTAGCACTGTAACTGGTTCGTTTGGCTCAGTTGTTCTTTCAGGTGGTCCATCAATTAGTTCACCATCATTTAGTTCACCAACAGCATCTGGGGTATTAGGTTTTATTGGTACAGCAGCTTCCGCTTCAAATTTTCATACAACACAAACAACAGGTGTAATGACAATTGGTGGTACGGCTGGAACAGGAAACATACTAGTTGGTCAATCTACTGTTAGTCAAACAACAAGTATTCAAGCAGGTGCAACTGCATCAGGTTCTACCAAAACCATCAACTTAGGTACAGGTGGTCTTGCTGGCTCAACAACCGCTATAGCTATAGGTAGTACCGCTGGAACTTCAACCACTACGTTAAACGGAACAGTTGCACTAGCAAATGCTCTTTCAATAACATCAGGTGGAACAAATGGATCAGCTACACCAACTGCTGGAGCTGTTGCTTATGGAACTGGCACTGCTTATGGATTCACTGATGCAGGTACTGCGGGTCAATTTTTAACTTCTAACGGAACATCTGCACCTATATGGACAACATCTGCGGGTGATCCTGCAGGTACTGCTGTTGCAATGGCGATTGCCCTCGGATAATAAGGAATATAAATGGCAAATACTTTTAAAAGTTACGCAAATAAAAACGTAGGCACATCAGCCGCAACGGTATACACATGCCCGTCATCTACACAGACAACTCTCATCGGGCTGTCTATGGCTAACACTTCTACTTCACCTATCACGACTGATGCATACGTTACACGTTCAGCAGTTAACTATTATCTAGTTAAAGGAGCAACAGTCCCAGTAGGTGGCTCATTAGTTATTGTTGGTGGAGATCAAAAGGTTGTTCTACAACCCTCTGATGTACTGTACATTTTAAATAGTGCTGCAACATCGGGTGACTGTTTCGCCTCATTGTTGGAGATCACATGAGTTATATTGGTAACACTTCTACACAACAATCATTCACTCCTACTGTTGATTACTTTAGCGGTAATAATTCTACAGTAGCTTTTACTTTATCTCGCCCAGTAGCTTCAGTAGCTCAAATTGAGGTAGTAATTGATAACGTAGCACAGAATCCTAGTACTGCTTATACAGTGTCTGGTAATACAATCACGTTTACTTCTGCACCATTAACTGGTACAAATAATATTTATGTACGTTATACAAGCCCGATAACGCAGGTGATTGCACCGGGTCAGGGTACGGTTGGGGCTACACAGATTGATACCGCATACGCTTTGTGGAATAAGTCTGGTTCTAATATTACATACACCGCAGGGAATGTAGGTATTGGTGTTACGCCTAGCGCTTGGAGTGGGTATACAGCACTTCAGATTGGCGCAAGAGCGTCTTTGGCTACTACGGGAGCCGCAACTTCTGTTGTTCAAAATGCTTATAACAACGGAACAAATTGGATTTATTTAGCAAATTCTTACGCTTCACGGTACAACCAAGTAAGCGGGCAACATGAGTGGTACTACGCCGCATCAGGTACAGCAGGTAATACTGCAACCTTTACCCAAGCAATGACGCTTGACTCTAGCGGTAACTTGTCTATTGGAACTACAAGTATTAGTGGTGGGCGTTTGACAGTTAAAGCCGCAACTTCTAGCGGTGCAAATGCAATGCAAGTCAAAGATAGTGCTGATACTGTAAGAATGGAATTATCCGATAACGGATATATTAGATTCCCTGCTGTTTATGGCACATTTACATCTGCCGCCGCCGCAAATGTATATATGTACACAGATGGTGGTTTGTATCGTTCAACTTCTTCATTGAAATATAAAAAGAATGTTGTAGATGCTACGCATGGTCTTGCAGATTTACTAAACCTTCGCCCTGTTACATACGAAGGTAAAGCAGAAATGGATTCTGGTAAAACCTTTGGCGGTTTGATTGCTGAAGAAGTCCATGACGCTGGTCTAACCGAGTTTGTGCAGTACGCAGAAGATGGTTCTCCTGACGCTTTGGCTTATGGAAACATGGTTTCTCTTTGCGTCAAAGCAATCCAAGAACTAAAAGCAATAAACGACACACAAGCCGAAACAATCAACGCACTAACCGCTCGCATAGAAGCGCTAGAAGGAAGATAAATGCCTATTAGTACGATTGGACAAAACGGGTTAAACGCCCCACTGAGCCTGACATCTCCAGCGTTGGGTACGCCTTCGGCTTTAGTGTTGACTAACGCTACTGGATTACCGCAAGCTGGCTTAGGTACAAATGTAGTTGGTAATGGACCTGCGTTTAGTGTTACAAGATCAACCGACCAAAGTATTACCCAAAATACTTACACTAGAATAAATTTTGATTCTGAGAGTTTTGATTTAGGTAGTTGTTACAACAACACAGGAAGCACCGTTACTCTTAATGGGGTTTCTGTACCAGCATATTCATTTGGCCCAAATGTGGCTGGGTATTATTTATTTTTTGCCAACCTTTACAACAATCCAGCAGGCGCTGGTCAATATGTTACTTCAGTAAGAAAAAATGGTGGTAACACTTTGGCAGGTAATTTAGTTAACGGAAGCGTTGGTGGTGGTTCATCAGTGTCCGCTACTACTTTGCTTTATGCAAATGGAACGTCTGATTATTTTGATGTTGTTGCATATGCAAGTACTAGTTCACCAACAATTCAAGGTTCTTCTGGATTTTTTGGTTATTTATTAAGGAGTGCATAAATGACACTTTACGAAAAAATACTATCTCTTTATCCAGAACTTGAATCATACAATTTTGCTTTTGGTGATATACGTTTACAAGATGATGCTGATGGTAATGGCGCATACATAGCCAAGTGGGAACACCCAACATTGTCTAGACCTACTGAGGAACAACTCGCATGAGTTACATAGGCAACGCCCCAATCTCAGCAGCCTTTCTGACTGACACGTTCAGCGGAAACAACAGTACAACAGCATTCACAATGACTGTTGCACCAGCAAATACATCTTCATGTATTGTTGCTGTTACAGGTGTCTTACAAGACCCCTCTACTTACTCTGTGAGTGGTACTACATTGACATTCAGTGCAGCACCTCCTACAGGTACAAGCAATATTAGTGTACGTTACTTAGGTATTCCTGCTTCAGGAGTAACGACTACAGCCTACAGAACCGTAACGAACTTCACAGCGACAGCGGGGCAGACATCATTCAGTGTGCCTTCATATACCGTTGGCTACATTGACGTGTACAGAAACGGGGTACGCCTTGTATCTACAGACTACACAGCCACAACAGGCACAACGGTAGTCTTGAACAACGCGGCAACAGCAGGTGACACCATCACCACAATCAGTTTCTATGTAAGTTCGGTATTGAATGCTATTCCTGCTACTGCGGGTAGCGTAAGTACAAGTTATTTGGTGGATGGGTCTGTGACTCAGGCTAAGTTGTCAACAAACGTGGCGGGTAATGGGCCAGCGTTTAGCGCGGGGCCAAATGCAACTCAAAGCATTAGCGCTGGCACTTGGACAAAAATGCAATATAACACTGAAGAATTTGACACAAATAGCAATTATGACGCTTCAACAAACTATCGATTTACTCCAACAGTTGCGGGATACTATCAAATAAACGGCTGTGCGGAAAGTACGGCTAATTCTGCTAGCGGATATTTTTTGGTTGCTGTTTATAAAAATGGTTCCGCATTTAAATACGGACAAAACTATAAATCAGATACATCTTCTGGCCCAAGCGCATCAATAGCAACTTTAGTCTATTTTAATGGTTCAACGGATTATGTTGAACTATATGCAATTGGCGCAAACGCTTGGACAAGAGGAGGCAATCTTTTGGCTTCTTATTTTCAAGCATCAATGGTAAGGAGCGCATGATGACATTACCAGAAAAAATCAAAAACCTATACCCAGAACTTACAGACCATGACTTTATGACTGTAATCATTCTTCAAAACGACTCTGACGGCAAAGGCGATTACATAGCCAAGTGGGAACACCCAACATTGGCTAAGCCAACAACAGAGCAGCTTGCTGCGATCACTGAGGAGCAACTAGCATGACATTAGCCGTCAACTTAGCGCAAGGCGCATCAAACAACGTAACCTTTAGAAATCGCATCATCAATGGCGGGATGGTCATAGACCAGAGAAACGCAGGGGCGGCTGTAACTTCTAGTGGTTCTTTTGCTGTTGATAGGTGGTTCTTTAATAATGCAACTGATGGAACTTTGTCGGTACAGCAATCAACAGATGTCCCTTCAGGCTCAGGATTTAAATATTCTTTAAAAATGACCGCTACTGCTGGCGATGGAACTATTGGTGCATCTCAATACTGTAATCTCCAACATAGAATTGAAGGTTTTAATTTTGCTGATACAGGGTTTGGCGCATCAGGTGCATCGGCAGTTACGCTTTCGTTTTGGGTAAAAGCAACAGTCGCTGGAAATTACTCAGTCGCTTTGTATAACGGGGCAGAAAACCGAATCAATCCACAACAATTTTCTGTGTTGGCTTCAAACACTTGGGAACAAAAAACCATAACTTACGCTGGCGATACATCAGGCACATGGTTGACTACAAATGGTGTTGGTGCAAATGTAACTTTTTATCCAGCATTAGGGTCTAACTTTTTAGGTTCTGCTGGATGGAACGCTGGTGGCACTTTTGGAGTAACGGGTCAATCAAACGCAATAGCATCAAATTCAAACATATTTGCAATAACAGGTGTGCAACTAGAAGCAGGGACAACAGCATCTCCATTTGAGTATCGTCAGTATGGTACGGAGTTAAACCTTTGCCAGCGGTATTATCAAAGACAAATAGGTGGTGGAAGACATTTTATTGCGGGTAATGGTGGTGTTAATTCTTGTTATCCAACCGCATTCTTAGTTCAAACATTAAGAAGCACTCCTACTTTTTCATATTCTGCTGTTGGGGATTTTGTAATTGAAGGTTTAACGGGCGGGGGGCAGTCAACTTGCACCGCTTTGTCATTAAATGCACATACGTTTAACTCTGTAACAATTAATGCGACTAGTTCGTCTGGCACTGGAAGTACTGCTGGGCAAGTACTAGGCGGTAGTAGTAGTGCATGGACTGCTTTTTCAGCGGAGCTATAAATGTATAAACTTATCAAAGACCAAAGAACAAACGAAGTGTGCGCGATTGACATCGTTGGCGCAAACACATCAATACCTCTTGACCCAGACAACACCGACTATCAAGCCTACCTTCGCTGGCTTGAGGCTGGCAACACACCAGAACCCGCAGAGGAGAACCAATAATGGCTTTAACGCAAGTTGACCAAGGTCTGCTGGGTACATACGCCCAGTACACAGGGTTTAAAAATAGACTCATAAATTCAGCAATGGTGATAGACCAGCGTAATGCGGGGGCTAGTGTTACTCCTAGTGCTGATGGATATACGCTTGACAGATGGAATTACCAAGCAAGTCAAACATCTAAATTTACCATTCAACAAAATAAAGGCTCATTGACTGGAACAAATCTTCCAATAGGGTTTCAAAATTATTTAGGTATGTCCGTTGCCTCTGCCGTTACTATTGGCTCTAGTGATTATTTTATGATTTCGCAGTATGTTGAAGGCTTTAATACAGCAGACCTTCAATGGGGAACTGCAAATGCTAAAACTGTTACTTTGTCGTTTCAGGTATACAGTTCACTAACTGGAACTTTTGGCGGTGCTTTGCAAAATTCTGCAAGTGACCGCAGTTATCCTTTCAGTTACACAATTTCATCTGCAAATACTTGGACAAGTGTAAGTGTAACTATTGCTGGAGACACATCAGGAACTTGGATTGGCGCAACTAATGGACTAGGTATACGAGTTAGATTTGCTCTTGGTGTAGGAACGGCATTAAGCGGAACGGCTGGTGCTTGGAATGGGAACAATAACTTCTCAGCCACAGGCGCAACAAGCGTAGTCGGAACAAGCGGAGCAACCTTCTACATAACAGGCGTACAACTAGAAAAAGGCTCAACAGCAACGAGTTTTGATTACCGACCTTATTCTGCTGAACTTGCTATGTGTCAGAGGTATTACCTAATGATTGATGGAGATACCATGCTTGCTGGTAGACAAAATAATACAAATCAAGTTGTAGCAGCCATTCCAGCACCAGTTGCTTTAAGGGCTACACCAACTGTTTCTTTTGTAGGTGGGGCTACCATAAGATTGGCAACTCAAAGTGGATACAAAGACTCCACAAGTACCACTGTATCAATAGGTTCTACTTCAACTAATAAGGTATACATCATGGTTGTATTTAATGGTTTTAGTGGGGTAAGCGATTGGTATGTCGGGAATCCTCAACTCAGTGCAACGCTTCAACTCTCTGCGGAGCTATAAATGTATAAATTACTCCCACACAACCCGGATAATAAATTTGATAGTGTTCAACGTCTTTCAGATAATGCTGGCATCCCCTTTGACCCCGATAACTCAGATTACCAGCAATATTTAGCATGGCTTGAGGCGGGAAATACACCTACCCCTGCGGACGAACCCACGGCATAATCCATACAAAGGAAATCAAACATGGATACAACAATGATGGGTCGCCTGATAGCCTTGCTATTTTTAGGCCGGGAAGTCGCGCACCGTGAACACCTGCGCACCAAGTCGTACGCCCAACATGTGGCGCTCAATACGTTTTACG